CTCTCTGCACTAACAGGTAGAGCAGAGAGTAGCATCATTGTAGCGAGTATCAGTTTCATCAGTCTTGCTCAGCGAGTTTAGCAAAGTATGATAGTGTGTCATCTTCATCAGCAACAGGAGAAGAAGCGACTGCACTACTACGCAGACCTGCAATATCTGCATCATTGAAACCACCCACAGGGGCAGCAAAGACATCTTCCTCGTCCTCACGAACGACAGGAGCAGAAGCAGTTGAGGTCTTACCAAGCACCAAATTCATACGTGCTTGTAGTTGCTCATAGGACTTGAAGTTCTTAGGATCTTCAAACTCTGCAAGAGAGTATCCTTGATTCCAGATACTTTCCAGTTTGTCATCATCAAAGTCACCAAGAGTGCTAGGTGCAGCAAACTCAGACTTATCATAGTTCCAGTAACCTTCGACCTTGCGGATCTTCAGTTTGAAATCTGCGCCAGTCCAGAAGTTGAAAGGATCGATAGGCGACTCATCAGCAAATGCAGGTTGCATTGCTTCAGTCAGTTTGTCAAAGATTTTCTTACCGAACTTGTAGAGGAACACACGCCCTTCGTTCTCGGGGTGTGCAGCATCACTCACAACATAGATGTTGGAGTAGTAAGACAGTTTACGCTTCTGAGCACGAGCGATCTCTTTATCGCTATCACGACCACTGTTCCACAGTTGGCGGTTCATTTCACCAACAGGATCATCTTTGCCAAGAGTAGTCAAAGAGTTCTCGATGTACCATTGTCCACCAGGACCTTTGAATGCGTGACTCCAGATCTTTGCCCATGGCATCTCTTCGCCATCAGGTGCAGGAATGAATCGAATTACTGCGTATCCATTACCAGACTTGTCCATTTCTGGTTTCCAGATGCGTTCATCAGCACTGGAACCTGCAGCAGGTTGATTGAGTTTGTCAATCTCTCGCGACAGTTTAGCAAAGGTGTCACCCTTACTCGACGCTTTCTTGAGACTTGCAAAAGACATTTAGTATTCTCCGTATTGAGTGTGTAGTTGGATTGTTTGCTACTGGATAATCATAGCATACTATCTATGTGTCGTCAAGTTCCCTTTGTGCCGCTGCTTCAAGTGTCTCCACCATAGCATCCATGCACTCTCCGAGGTCTTGATACCCAAAAGCATTTGACAAAGCATTGATTCTAGTTTTCATATCTGCTGCCTCAGGATCTTCTGCTGAAGCAAGACACAATCGACCATAGAATGTTTTCTGCTTATCGATAAGGACTTTGCAGTCTTCAATATGATCTAACTTTTCTTCTTTATTCATACTCCCAAGTTGGGAGGTCATAGATGCAATTTCTTGGTAAGTTTCAAAGATATCTTGCAAATTTGTTTGGACTTGTTCCGACTTAAAAAAACTCATAGTTTTGTTCTTATAACTGTTAATATCACTTGCTTATATTTAAAACAATCAACGTGAAGAAATGGTTTGTATTTTAAAATACTTCTCTTAATATCTTTCCAAATAGGATCTGTTAATACTGCATCAAACTTATCAACATAACCTAAACAGGTCTCAAATATAACTAATGTTTCTAATGTAATTTCCCCTGATAAAAAATGTTTCAGGAGAGGTGGATGACTTCCTTCCCTAACTTTAAATATTAAATCAAACTTATCTTGATAAGGTGCTTCAAAGTATGTTAACAAAAGATCTACATCCTGTCTAAATTTATAAGAGAAAGACTCTTGAAGTACCTTCCATGATTCATAGTGTTTATCATTAAACGATTTGATATACCCTCTAGGATCACATAAAAAATTAGCAACAAAGTAATCCATGAGATCTTTCTCTGAATACTTTGCTGCTAATTTTTTGAAAAAGTAACGATCTCTGCGTTCTTCAAATGATTTTTCAGATGCTGATACTTTTCCTTTGTATTTGATGTAATCGTATGTGTCTTTGGTGAAGTGCATTCGTAATGCAAGATACATTTTATACACTTCATATCCAGTCACAGCGGTAATACTCCTTTCGATCGCTTTTTCATGTAGTTTAAACGCTCTGCTTCATGTCGTAGGCGTTCTTTTAATGGTTTTGACATCAGTTTAGGAACTGTGTCAATTTCAATCTCATTTTCTTGACAGTATGTTACTACTGCTTCGATGTATGTAATGAGACCGTTGCTCCTCTTTACTAGTCTCTCTATTTCTAGAGAGAACTTAGTAGGTGTAAGAAACTTGTCATCTAATTTCTTTTCAGGCATTTTGTCTACCACTAACAAATTCTTCAATGTAGGACTTAAGTAATTGTAAATAGTCATCAAGATTGTACTTCTCAAACACTTGAATAGTTCCCTCTTCGGTGGCGATAAGTGTGACAATTTTCTTCACCTCTAAACCAGATCTTTCGAGGAACATTGCTGCATATGCAGTCTCCTGAACAAAATAGTTCTGGATCCAATCTTCCTTTTTTTCTTTAGTCGAAGTTTTAAAATCGATTACTGCCAACTCACCATCGAATTCAGCAATGCAGTCTACCCGACCCGCTAAACCTAAGTAATGCGAATACAAAAATGTTTCTAGACAATGGATATTGTCTATGCGATCTAGCGTAGACTTTGCTGATTGAAACATTCTAACAGACAATGGGTTATTTGTCATGTATTGTTCCAAATTCAATACACCTTTGATATAATCTTCAGTGATACTATGAAAGGCAGTGCCTCTCTGTGTTGCTCTAGCAGTAATACGATTGGCTTCAGTTTCACCAACTTTTTTTCTCCATTTTTTGAAGAAATTTGCGCTCTTAAACGATGTGACTGAAGTAACACTCGGATAGTATTTATCTGCACCAGGGATTGGATAAAACCTAACCCCATTATCATTCACTGCTTCAACTTCAACGTGTTCGTTGAGTTCAACATTAATAAAATTAAACATTAAAAACCAAGATTGTATTTTGAAATTAAGTATGATTTAACCAGTCCAGAACGAACGATATCATCAATACCAAATTCCACACAAGTAAACTCCTTCATGCTCTGAAGAATCCGAATGAAATCCGATACCCCATTCTTTTCATTACTCTTAACCAAATCAGATTGAGTAATGTCACCACAGAACATGATCTTAGAGTCCTCACCAATGCGAGTGACCATAGAATCTAGTTCATGGAAGTTCAAGTTCGAGAATTCATCGACAATAACAATAGCATTGTCAAGAGTAACTCCACGGATAAAAGAAGTAGACCAAAAAGAAATAGTTTCTTGAGCTCGTAGATTATCATAGAGCATTTCAAACGAATTATCGTCAGGCATACTGAACATGTATCTTACCATGTTTTTGTATGGAATCTGATAAAGTGCTGATTTATCTTCATGGTCTCCAGGAAGGAAACCGATCTCTCTTGTAGGAACTAAAGATCTTACAATGTATATCTTATCATAAGGTGTATTTTCGTCAAGTACTTCTTGCAAAGCAAGATATAGAGTGATAAAAGTTTTACCTGTGCCTGCTGCACCATGAAGAAGAATGTTTTGTCCTAAAGAATATTGCTCAAAGACAATCTCTTGATTTGGAGTCAACGGATTGATAGGTACCATATAGGACTTATCAATCGGTTTCTTTCTTCTAATATGCTTAGCACTCATATTAGACGGAACAGGATTACTGGTTGTGTTTCGCTTTCTGGCTCTTGGCATAATTTATGTGTACCGACTAAGGTTTGATCGAGGGTGTGCTGCTTGGACTTTAGACATCACTTCTTTGAAACCATCAGATTGTTTAGGGTTGCCGTAGGTTTTACCTGCGACACCAGCTTGCCAATCTTTATCCCAATCAGGATTATCTTCACGCCATTGTTCATAATCAGCAACGCTAATAGTGAACTCCTGCTTCTCACCAGTGACCTTATTTATTACGTTGTATAAAGGCATTACGAACACTCCTTATCTTTTTTGAATTGTTTACGGCAGTCTTTAAGCACCTTGAGTTCTTCTTTGATAGTTTTGTAGGCATCTTCAGCAGATAGTTTTCTTCCCATCTCCAGAGCGATTGTTAATTCAACTCTAGTTCCGAAGTGTTTAAGTGCCTCCTCAAAACAATTTAGATCTTCATACATCAGTCAATCCTCAGAGCAGGTTGAATACAGTTACACTCATCTAGTTGCTCAGGGCATCCACAATTACCATCAGAGCACCACTCAAGCGCCTCAGAGATGACTGGGAACTGACAGATGAAATGCTGCTTGACGAGCAGTGCAATGTCTTGGTGTTCCTTCTGGGTGCCATTAGCAGAACGCAATTGAATATAATGGATCCAGTTTCTGAGATTGCCCGTCATGTACATTTTTGTGCCCACACACAATGGAAGCACATTTCTTGCACACTCCTTTGCAATTCCTTCGTCAAGCATTGTTTGATACAATGCCATGGCATCCCTAAAATGATCCTGCATCAGCATTTGATATTTCTGGACTGTAAATTCATCAATATCATTAATAGAATTCTGACGATTCTTGGTGTCCTGTCTGCGTAGTTCAGGTAGAGGGATCGCCTCCGAGAGTAGGGAAGAATCAGCATAGCGTTGTGAAAACTCTTGAAATGTAAAACTTCTATGACGCAACACTTGAGCTGCGATTGCTCTTGTCGTGTGAATCTCCACAGTCATTGTTGCCTGCTCAAATACAGACCAATGACCATGCTTGATACAATACTTTAGCAGTCCAGAAATTTTAGGGTTCTCCTGATTTGCTGGATTACTCACACGA